TTGCTAACAATTCACGCGAACAAATACTATCCGAATACCATGCAACAAGAAGCCGAGATTTACAGAGTGATAGCACGCTACATGAGCATCAGGTACCCGAAGGTAATCTTCCGGTTTGACTTCGCTGCTGGAATGTACATGAGCGTCTTCCAGTCCAAGAACCACAAGGCGATGAATCCAATTAGGGGCTACCCTGACTTATTCATCGCAAAGCCGAATAAAGACTTCTCAGGGCTTTTCATCGAGATAAAGACAGAGAAGGGCAATCCGTTCAAGAAAGACGGTGAGCTGAAGTCTAACGAGCATACAGAGCGACAGGCTGAGATATTATCAGCACTCAACGAAGCTGGCTATCTTGCCGTCTTCGGAACAGGAACAGAGCAATGCATCAAACTAATTGACGAATACCTAAACAACTGAAAGCTATGACACCAGTAAACAACAAATCACTATTGCATTTCATTTTTGACCAAATGGAAAAGTTGGATAAGAATGATATCTCAGTTGACCAAGCAAAGGCTCAAGCCAACTTAGCAAAACAAGCAAACAATTCATTGAAGTATGAACTTGAGAGGGTCAAGATACTAATGGAAATTTCAGAACACAAAAGAACAACTGGAGATTTCATTGAATTTAGAGAAGCAGAAGGTAAGAACTTTGAATGATGGAAATTAAAAACCAGCAGATGTTTACCTGTGGCGAAGGTGAACAGAAAAAACAAATATATTTTACTATTGACTTGATTCCAATTTCAGTAGTATTCAAATATGACCTTGTAACATCAGAAATTCAATGTACTAATTTTGACACAAACACAATTCGTAATTATTCAATTTTAACAACACCAAAAATGATAAATGACATTTATAGAATGGATGTCTATCAATCAATTATTGATTTGGTTTGCGAAAGATTAAAAATTGAAAAGAGAAAAGTTATTTGTAAAAATGAAAACTCAATAATTAACTCATTCAATTTCAGTAAAGATGAATATTTTTATGAATTTCAGTTTGGAGGAGGTTTTGGAAGGTCTTATTTCATTGAAACTAAAATACATCACGCTTTAAAATACTGGGAGCAGTTTCAAGATTTAGGTAAACGAAAAAGCAAAAACGGATTATATTTAGATGATGTTGATGAAATTGATAGAGAATTTTATTGTCAGTTTTTTGACGTAAAAAGGTCTATTGATTTACAAGGAGTTTTCAATAATAGAGATCATCACTACATCTCTCAAACTACAATGGACAACTTCATTAAAAAGTTGGCAAAAAAATAACAATCAACTAAACAACTGAAACCAATGAAAAAAGCACTTATCCTACTAACAATCATCGTAGCTACGTTGACCTCCTGCGAGAAGTCATGCTACCAGTTCAACATCAAGACCGTCACAGTACACAAGAACACCGACTCAGAAGTCATCACCTACGTTAAGAAGTGCGACCTAACAGCACGGGAGGCACGTAAGGTAGCAGACGGCATGGCAAGCACAGCGACCACCGGAGTTGGTAATAATAAAGTCACGGTCACTACGACTTGTACGTACTATATTAAATGAAAATCGGCAAATGCCACAGAGCAGGTGATGTCGCAAATATTTGTTTAAGGGAGCGATTAAGTCACCTGCTTTTTATATCTTTGTGAAGTTAAGAGGTAGAAGCCTTAGCGAATTAACAAGACATTCCGCCCAAAGGCGGCTACGAGACAAGGTTAAACTTGTCGCTTCTACCGTAGCCATCTTTGGGCTTTTTAATGTTTGAAACTATGGCAACACAAAATGAAAAGAAAAAGATAAGAGAGTATTGCTTATTCACTATTGATGCGATACTTAGAACAAATGAAGACGCTGAGGCATCTATCAAGATATTTAAGGAGTTGATTGATATTAAGAGGGATGATTTGCTATTGAAAGCAAATAGTTATTCTAATCGTCAACAACCATTTTAACTTATTGAAAGATGAAGAAATCATTTATACTTTACACCGATTCATTCGATACAATCCAGCACTTAACCGATGAGCAACTCGGAAGATTGACAAGGCTCTTGTTCCAATATCAAATAGACGGAAGCATTCCACATACTACCGACTTACTATTTTACCCATTCGGATTCATAAGAGCAACAATGGATAGAGATGCACTCAAATGGAACAACAGGGCAGAGAAATCAAAAGAAAATGGGGCTAAAGGAGGAAGACCTAAAACAACCCAGTCGGTTATTGAAGAAACCCAAAAAACCCAGCAGGTTATTTTAGAACCTAGAGAACCTGTAAGTGTTAGTGTAAGTGTAAATGGTAGTGTAAGTGGAAGTGTAAATGAAAGAAAACAAAAAGAGCCAAAATCTAAAACCGATTTTGTAGTGCTTGTGGATTCAAAAAAATACTTCGGCAATGACCCTACTCTCAAAGAACTATTCGTTGACTTCATCGACATGAGAATCAGAATGAAGAAGACACCAACAGAGAAGGCACTTGACATACTGGCGAAGAAGCTACACGACCTATCCAAAGGAAGCCATGTAAAGGCAAGGAAGATAATAGAGAACTCCATTGAACGCAACTGGGCAGGATTCTTTGACATTGACTCCTCTACCTCCTTTTCAAAACCTATTCAACCTACCTTCAGCAGGGCAGCCAACGGAGTACATTTCTCAGGTGCTAATCAAGAACAGTAGGACATTTTATTTTTCCTACTAAAATCCTACAACTATGAACACAAGCAAAACAGAGCAAGCATTGATAGCCATACTGATGACGGGTGACGCATCCCGTGACTTATTCCCTCAACTATCAGCCAACCTATTTACGGACGAGTTAACCAACAAAGCATTCAAGGTCATTGAATCGCTTATCTCCAAAGGCAAGACACCGGATGCTATAAACTTCTATCAATACTCGAAGGAGAGCGAAGGATTCGCAGCTAAGGACATGGCTACGGTGGTAGGGTGGAGTTCAATGCTCACCTACAACGAACCTATTAACGAGTACATCGCCACCTTGAAAGATGCAAGCATCAAGCGGAGCATCGGACAGATACTCACCGAAGAGTCTTTAGGGATGCACAACAACTCGGACGGCTACACCACGGCATCGGGAATAATCAAACGACTGACCAACCTTCTCGACACCGGAGGAACGACTGATAACATAATCGACCTCTTACAGCTTACCAACGATGAAAGGGAGGCATACTACCGCCGAGCAGCATTGACGGCAGCAGGGAAGACCACAGGAGTAGAAACTGGCATACAATCAATCAATAGGTTCACCGGTGGATGGCATCCTGAGTTTATCATCATCGCTGGCAGACCTTCGATGGGGAAGACAGCACTTGCCCTGTTCCACGGGATGCAATCCAAAGAGCCGGGTATCTACTTCAACCTTGAGATGAATCCATCCCAACTCTGCCAGCGGTTAATCCTGATGGAGTCAGAGAATCAGATACTATCTTCCCGACTTCGTGATGGCAACCTAACGCAGCCTGAACTGGCAGCCTTTGAGCATACGATAGGCAAGATAGAACGCTCACCGTTTCTGATCTATGACAAGGCACGCTGTGGAGTACATGAGGCGATCAGAGTAATTAAGCGAGAGCATCGCAAAGGGAGGTGTAAGTGGGTAATCATTGACTACCTTCAACTGATGACGATAGAGGGCTTCAGAGGCGGCAACAGAGAGGCAGAGGTCGCAGAGATAAGCCGAACGATTAAGGCAGCACAGAAAGAGTTAGGCATCCCCATCATAGCACTCGCCCAGCTTAGTCGTGAGGTAGAGAAACGAGCGGATAAAAAACCGATGCTATCAGACCTTCGGGAGTCAGGATCGCTAGAGCAGGATGCAGATACGGTAGCATTCGTTTGGAGACCATCATACTACGGACTTAGTGACGATAACGGCACACCATACACAAACGAAATCTTCTATCTGTTTGAGAAGCACCGACAAGGAGCAACAGGAACGGTGGAGTTCCGGCATTCGGTTAACATGACCTCATTCAGCGACTCAGGACAAGCACCACAAGGAAGCAGT